TCGGGCCCGCGACGGGCTGCACGTTAACCGAAAACGTCTTGGTGACCTCCGCGGACGGAAACTCGTTCACACCACCTACGGTCGACCAGACCTGGGCGTGCGCGACGTAGCTTCCGTTAATCAGAGGCGCCGTGTCGACGGTCGTCGCGGCGCCGGCCACGATGCCCGAGTCCCAGACGATCGCGCCGCCCAGCGTCACCCACGCGCGCCACTGTCGAGGTGGCAGCCCGTCGAGGACGATCGTCTCGAAGGACAGCGTGGGCGTGTTGGTGGTCGTGACGACGGACGTCGGAGTTCCCGCGTCGAGCACCTCGAGCGTGAACGTCGGGCGGGCGCGCGAGTCGATGTCGAGCCACAGCTCGGCGACGTTGACGTCGTCGTCCTGCGCCGTCACGACGATGCCGTAGGTGCCGGCGACGGACGGGGGCAGTCCGGTGCCCCACGACCCGTTCACCGAGCCGACCGTGGACGGCAGCGAGATGGACGAGAAGGCGACCTGGTTCCCGCTGGGCAGCCGGACCGACGCGACTACGTCGCCGTCCTCGCCGCGGGCGCGCACCCGCGCGAGGTGCCGCATGTGATCGGCCGGAACGCCGTGTGGTCCGACCGACAGCACCAGCGACGAGCTGCCGAGATCGCCGGTGACGAACGTCGTATCGCTGTCGTCCGATGTGACCTCATCGGCCGTTCCACTGGGCGTCACCGCCCAGCCGGCACTGGACAGGGTGGCCGTCGGTCTCAGGGTGTCGATGATCGCCACGTTGTCACCTCACCAAGGAGGCGTCCGCGAGCCGCTGCAGCAACCCGTCCGCCACGTCCTCGCCGATGCTTCTCGCGTCGCTCAGGTCCACTCCGGTGACGGTGATCTGCACCCCGCCGACCTGGACGACCACCTGCCGGGCGGTGTCCTGACCGCCGGCGACCGAGTCGACCAGCGGACGCGGCGTGAACGGCGTCGCCGCGTTCGCCGACGCGACGCCGAGCACGTCCTGCTTGCTCTTGATGCCCTCGGCGATCAGCTCCATGATCGACTGACCGGCGTAGAACGGGTTGCCACTTCCGCTCAGCGGGCCCTCCTTGGCGGGAGAGAACGGCCAGAACGACTTGGCGACGTTCGCCGCCTCGCTCATCTTTTTCTTGAGGTCGCCGATCTTATTGGTGATGCCGTTGATAAGTCCCTGAATGATCTTCTTGCCGGCGTCCAGCAGCCACGTGCCCGCGGCCTTGAAGGCATTGATAACGGCTTGACGCACCTCGAAGAACTTCTTCACGGCGTTCGTCGCGAACTTGATGATCGCCGCGATGACCTCGGCGAGCTTGCCGATGAAGCTCGCGATCGCGCTGATGACCGGCCTGATGCCGCCGTTGATCAGCGAGGCGAGGGCACCGATCACCGTTCCGAGCAGCGTGGTCGCGAGCTTGACGAACGTGGTGATCACCGGAATGATGGCCGGCAGCAGCGCGCCGAGGATCGTCGTCGCAAGCTGGATGACGATGACGATCAGCGGCGCGATGGCCGGAATGAGCTGCGAGAGGATCGTCGCCTGCAGCTGAACGAGCAGTGAGATGATCGGCATTAGCGACACGATCAGCTCGGCGAGAATCGGGATCAGCGGGAACAGCGCCTGCACGATCGACATGATCGCCGGCATCAGTGAGATGAACGCCGGCATAAGCTGGGAGATGATCAGCGGAATGAGCTGCAGGATCGGCGGCAGAAGCTGAGCGATGGCCTGGGCGAGAAACTGCCCAATCAGCGTCACCAGCGGGGACACCGCGGTGATCAGCATCGTGAACATGTTGACGATCTGCGGGAGGATCGGCATGAGCGCACCGACCAACGCGTCGATCACCGGCGTCAGCGCCGTCAACAGCACGTTGAGGACGGTTCCGAGCAGCGTCAGCACCGGACCGGCGAGGCGTGCGAAGAGTTCTAGGATCGAACCGAGCGTGGGAGCGAGCGTCGTCAGCGCCTGCGCGAGAATGCCGCCGAGCTGTGCGGCGAGCTGCCCGACGATCGGCAGGATCGGCGCGATCGCCGCGATGATCGAGACCAGCGCCTGCACCAGCGGACCGATCGCCGGAGCGACCGCTTGCACCGCCTGCAGCAACACCGGACCGAGGATCTCGGCGATCTGCTGGATTGCCGGACCCAGCGCCGACAGCAGCACACCTGCGAGCGTCGTCAGGACCGGCATCAGCGCCTGGGCGACTGCCATGATGCCGGCAAACAGGCTCTGCAGCCCACTCATGCCCTCGGCACTGGACAGGAACGCGGCCACGGTGCCGGTAAGCTCCGCGAACACGTTCAGCGCTCCACCGCCGACCGACTCCGCCGCCTGAAGCACGCTCATGATGATGCTGCCGACGTTGCCTAGGATCTGTCCAAGCGTCGCCAGCGTCGAGAGAGCGGTCTGTATCCACTGCTGCAGCTGCCCACTCGCGGAGATTTCGGACATCCACGCGCCAAACCGCCCGGCGGCGCTGCCGATGCCGACAGTCATGCTCTCGAACAGCGGAAGCGCGACGGCGGTGACATCGCGAAAACCGGCCGCCAGCTTGCCGAAGTTCGCCGCGAACGTTCCGACCCCGCTGGTAAGCGCGTCGATGACGTCACGAATGACGTTCATCGTCTGTGCCTGCGCGGTGAAGTTGATCGCCTGCGCGGCGATGTTGCCAAACGCGCCGGCGAGCGGCGTGAGGTTGCCCTTCAGACCGGTCACGATGTTGTTGATCTTACCGATCTCCTGCACGAGGCCGGTGCTGAAGAACGCGTCCTGGATGCTCTGCTGAACCTCCTTAAGCGGCTTCACCGTCTCGCGCAGCGCCAGCGCAAACTTACGCGCCTCCGGTGAGAGCTTCTTCAGCGCCTCCGCGAACTTCGCCGGGTCGTCGCCGAACGCGGCCTTCATCGCGTCGCCGACCCCGGACAGCGCCGCCTTGAAGACGCCGATCGCGGCGACGCCCGCGATGATCCCGGCCGGGATCACGGCGGACAGCGACGCGATGGACGACAGGACGGGAATGATGCCCAGGAGCTGGATGACCAGGGAGCCGGCCTGCGCGGCGAGCGCGGTCAGCGCGACGCCCAGCGCGCCTTTCAGCGCAACGGCCGCGACCTTCCCGAACACACCGCCGAACCGCCCGCCGCCGAGTTTACCGGACTCCTCGGCTGCCTTGCGGATCTGCGACTTGTCGGGACGGCCCTCGATCTCGATGTAGCCCTCGCCGATTTTCTGTGCCAAGCTCCGTCACCACCTAACCGAGGCGAGCGCGCGCCGCATAGGCGCACGCTCAGGCGTACCGGGGTGGCGGACACGGCGCACCGGATGAAGCGCACCGGTCCACCACAGCGCCTGCTTAGTTCGCGGGTTGATGATGTGCGGTCGGGTGCCGTACTCCAGGAAGTGCCAGTGATCGGTGCCGATCCACACGCGACCACCACCTACGGACACCGTAGACCGCAGCGAGCTGATCAGCTCTCCGGTGTTCGTGTGAGGCAGCAAGTTTCGATGCGCCGCCTGCTCTACCTCGCGCACAATGCGGTGCATTGCTTGAGAGCTCTCGATCTTTATCTTCTGCTCCCAGCCAGGCGCCATGACGACGACCACGTTCATCGTGCACGACCTCCCAGCTTAGTCTGCATCGCGGTGAACGACGCCTCCATCTCCTCGTCGGACCACGGTCCAACCTGAAGATCGTCGGGCTCGATGTCCTGGCCGGGCAGCGGCAGATACAGCTCGCTGATGAGCCGTGCCCGCTGGTTCTCGTCCCGGCCTCGCATCATCACACTCCACATCCAATTGAAGAACCGGTCGGCCGGAAGCTCGAGCGGGTCGAAGCCTCTTGTGACCGCCTCGCCGTCCAGGTCCGGCCAGTCTCTTATCGCGGCCGCCGCAAGCCGGGCCGCGACTTGATAGGGCGGCCGACCACCTTCTCCATTAGCGCCTTGATGACGTTTCCGAGGTCCTCCACGTCAAGATCGTCCTGCTCGTCGCGCAGCCGCGCGGTGATGAACTTCTCGGTCTCTTCGTCGAGTCCCTGTGCGAACCAGTCCAGCAGCGCGCCGGCGCCCTCATCGTCATCCAGTGCGTCGAGCACCGCGCCGGCGAGCTTAGGCGGGTTGAACACGAAGTCGTGTCCGTCCAACGTGAACGGAATGGGCTCCCTGCGCTTTTTACCGGTGGTGAACTCGAGTGCCATCGCGACCTTCCTAGCCGACTCGTTGTGCGACCTTCGACTACCATTGTACGGCGCGGCGCACCGCCGTGTCGACCGAGCTCACGCTGCGTGATGCGACCAGGAGCCATCTTCTACGTCGGGTCGATCGGACCACACGGGCAGAGCGCGACGTCGACGAAGAACTGCCACGCTCCGCCACCACAGCCGCCTTCGATGCCCAGCGGGTTCCACGAGTCGATGACCGTCGGGTAGTGCGCCCAGTCTGGATTGTGGTTCGTGATGACGTGGAAGAGGATCGACTTGTCACGAATGACCTCTTCGGCGAAGTCCGACTGTGCCTGCGCGCTGGGTGGGTTGCCGTTGTCATCCATCACCGGCGCGCAGCGCAGGATGCCCATCTCGACCAGCGTGGCGAGCTCGAGCGTGCAGTCGCTGGGCGTCTGCGTTGCCGTCGGGAACGGATCGGCGACGTTGGTCCGCACGACGCGGATGAACAGGTAGCCCTCGCAGCACTCGTCCCAGACGACGTTGCCATGCACCACACCGGAGCGGCCGACCGGCACGCCGCAGCCGGAGACCGCCGCAGTGGCGGTCTCCAGCAGAACGTCGAGCCGGTTCCACTCCTCGCGCGGGTTGGCCACGATGACCGCTTAGACTACAGGACCTGTGCGCCGCAGACGGCGGCCGGCGGCGGAACCTCGGTGGTCCGGATGAGCGCGTGATCGATCGCGTCGATGGCGACGTCGAGCGGCGTGGCGGGATTGTGAATGACGTTGTACGGTCCGACGCCCCAGCCGCTGTTGCCCTCGGTGTAGCCCGTCGTCGAGAACGTGGCGTTTGCGTTTTCGATCGTGATGTCGCCGATCGTCGAGCCGGTGACCAGCGGGAGCAGGAAGTACCCGTACTGGACGTTGCCCTCCTCATCACAGCCCTGACCCGAGAGCCCGGTCCACAGCTCCAGTGCCCACTTCGCGTCCGCCTCGCCCTCCTGGATGCGGAAGCCGACCGGATCGCTGGCGTCCATCTCCAGTGGGTTGCCGGTAACCAGGTTCATGATGTCCGGGTCGACCTTGCACCAGGTGATCGTGACGTTGAGCCGCTTCAGCGAGTCGGGTGCCCGCTCGTTGATGCAGAGCTTGCCATCGGCGTTCTTCTGAATGTACTCGTCGCCGTCTTCGAGCTCGCTGGTGAGCTCGACCGACACAAATCCGTCCGACACGACGAACGAACCGCCCGTGACGGGTGCGCCGCAGACGTCGAGCTCGGTGACGCGAACCCGCTTACCGCGGACTACGCCGAAGCACTGGGTGGCCATCTTTCTCCGTCCTTATGATCCTACGTGTCGCCGGGTGGCGAGCGAGTCGATGTCGTAGGCGTGCGACCTGCGACGCAGCTTGTTCGGGTTGTATGTCTGAATGAAGAGGTCGCAGAAGTAGAGACCGAGCTTACCGTCCGCAAAGACCTCGTTCGGGTCGAGGAACGTGACGTTCAGTCCCTGCCGGGTGATCGACTGCACCGGCTTCGGCAGCGCGCACGAGGTGTCGCACGAGAGGAACTTCGCGATCTCAGTGGCGAGCTCTCCCATGGCGAGCTTGCCCAGCGGAGGCACCTCGACGCCCGTCGTGATGTTGACTGACCAGGTGCCCTCCTGGTCATCGTCCAGATTGAGGTCGTTGCAGAGTGGCCACGAGTCGTTCAGCCGAACCAGCAGCCGCCAGTCATCGAGCCGGTAGGTGGACGGCGCCTGCACAACGCCGTCCACCTTCACCTCGAGCACCTCGTGCACCGGTCCCGGAAGCACGACCTCCGACACCGTCGTGCACGAGCAGCCCGACGTGCAGTCGCCGCAGGTGAGATTGAACCACTGACCGCGGATCAGCAGCGGCTGCGGGTACGACAACCCGTTGCCTGGGTCCCACCAGTCGGCCGACGGCCAGACGTCGCCGAAGCAGTCCGCGCGACACGGGCGAACTAGACGCTCGCAGAGGCCGAACTGCCTCCCGGACAGCGCGTAGAGCACCTCCGTGGCGATCTCTGCGGCCTGTCCCGTCGCCGCGTACGATGACGTGGGCAGCTTGCAGGTCCACGTCGGGTCCCAGACCTCGCACAGACCGGGAGGCAACGGCATCCTAACCTCCCAGGTCAGTGATCTGCGTGGCCAAGTGGCAGCAGTCCCATCCGATGACGTACGTGAGCTCGGCGATCGTGTACAGCGTGTTCGTCGCTCGGTAGATCGAGTCGCGCGGGCGAAACACCCGTGTGACGCTTCGGTAGATGAACGGCATGCCGGTGGCGTAGATCCACGTCGTACCCGTGCCGTCCGGTCCGGTGCCCGTGTAGCCCGAGCCCAGCACGACGACGTTGCCGTTCGGTGTGACGTACCGGCCGTTCACGTAGCTGAGCGCGTTGATGTTCGCGAGCGCCGGTGCCAGCCGACGCGGCACGTGAATGACGCCCACGCCGTCGTAGCAGTCGGCGAGCGCGTCCTCCAGCTCACCGAGCGCACCGGCGACGCCGTCGCCGGTGACGATCGTCGCCGCCGTGTCGAGTATGATGTCCGAAGTTCCCTCGCCGAAGACCTCGGCGTTCGACGCGAGATGCGGGTGCACCACGAGCGCGCCGCCGGCGACGCCCGTCCACAGGGCCCGCTCGACCTCACGCTGCTCCGACTGGGTGATCGCACGACGGACGCTCTCCTCCGCGTGGTACCAAAAGTCGGGAGCGGAGCAGTCGACCTCGGCGTACACCGTGAACGGAAGTGCGCCGCGCCACTTCAGCTCGGCGGTCTCCGACTTCGCCGGAGGCGGCGCGGGTTCAGCGCCTGTCCCCGACACGACGAGACACTCGTCGTACGTAGTGTCGCTCGACGCGCATAGCGTCTCGTACCTGACGCCGTTCTCCCAGTGCGGGTTTCCGGGGGACCGGATCGCGGACGCGAGCGCGTCGAGCAGTCCATGCGGAAGAGGAGCGAACGTCGGGCGGTCCACGAACAGCAGCGGCTTAGCCATCGACGCTCACCCCTCCTCCTCCGAACTTAGAGCTCATCTCCTCGTGACCCGAGGTTCGCTACGACGGGTCCGACGTTCCGGCCACGCTGGCGCAGACGACGTCGTTCGCTCCGGTGCGACCCGCTGTGCAGACCGGGATGGTGTAGTAGCGCGACTCGTGTCCGACACGCGCGATCAGGTGGCACTCCTCGGTCCAGGCCGCGGTGTGGTCGTTGGTCTCGTTCAGGACGGAGTCCCGCACGACGCCGAGGTCCAGCGACAGGCCGTTGCCCCGGATGAAGGTGCCGGCCGCGTAGATCATGAAGTCCACCGTCGCCGGCCAGTCGACCAGCGGCGTCGCGTTGCCGGGCTGACCCACGGCGCGGACCTGCCAGTCGTTCACCCACTGGACGCGGACGCGGTTGGCGGTGAACAGCCGGTTGATGTCGGCGTCGGACAACGGGCTAGCCCAGAAGCCGTTCCGCCGCAGGTGGTCGATCCGCATGGCGTCCTTCACCCAGCGGGGGAAGACCACCTCGAGGACGTCGTCGTCGCACATGCCGTAGCGGGTCCGGTAGTCGTCCGCGGCGAGCGCGGTGGCCGCCGGGGCGTCCGACAGGATGCCCGTGCCGGTGGCCGCCGGGATCTGGCCGGCGAACGTCGACAGGTTCACCATCTGGGTGAGGTACCGCTGGTTCATGGCGTGGTAGTGCGCCGCCATGAGTAGGCTCAGGTGATTCCGGGTCGCCTCGGGGTACGCGTAGTCGGTCAGGTTGCCGGCGGTGAGGCAGATGCCGTAGCACTCCAGGCGGACTTCCTCGAAGTCGGGGCAGTCGACCCGTACGCACGGCTTAGTCAGGGTGCCGGTCGCCGCCGAGATGTCGTCCGCCTCGGTCCACAACCACGGGTTCGTCGCGTTGGTGAACGCGCCCGTGAAGACGTCCGCCAGCGACGGTGAGTTGGGGAACTGGATGCCGCCGCGCCGGACGCCCACGGTCGGTAGGTCGACCATGCCGTCCTGGCAGGCGATGTTGAAGAAGTCGTAGCGGATCTCGCTGGGAGCACACCAGCCGCCACCGGCGACCAGCGCTTCCTGACGATCGCGCGACCGCAGGTCGCGCAGCAGCGACTCGATGTCGTTCGGCTTGGTACCCAGGCCGTCGATCACGAACTCGAAGTTGTTCTTGATCGAGGCGACGGACTGGAAGCTCGGGTTGCCGTGCGACGGCGCCAGGCTGCGGGAGATGCTCTGCACCGCGGCGACCAGCGTGTCGCTGTCCTCGAAGCGCGAGCCGATCTGCACGCCGCTGGTCGCGGCCGCGGCGGTGATCACAAGCTCGTCGCCGCTCTTCGCCGGAATAACCGGCGCGTTCGCGGTGGCCGCGGCGAGCGACGCGACGCGGGTGATCTTGACCTCAGCCGCGGACGACGCGGTGACGGCCTCGGGCTCGACGTGGGCCTCGGCAGGCGCCGCGGTCTCGGTCTTCGTCTCGGCCGGCTTCGCGGCGGGGCGCGACTTGGCGACGCGACCACGGATGTCGGCAACCTTCTTGACGTCGTTCGCGGCGGTGACGGTCTTGGCGTCCAGCGCGGTGATCGCGGTGGTCAGCGCCTCGATGCCGCCGGCCAGGACCTCGAGGCGGGCGACGCCTGCATCATTGATGGCCTCGTTCTCGGCCAAGGCGTCGAACTCTATCAGTGCCTGGGTCTGCAGCGACTGCAGCTCCTCCCGCGTCAGCGCGGAGAGGTCGTCGGGGAAGACCACACCCTCGTTCGGGTCCACTCTCAGTCTCCTTGTGGTTAGCGGGACATATGTAGCTTGACGATGCGGTGCGGCCTACGACTACTGTACTATGCAGCGCGGCTCGTCTGCAACGGGAGCCGGCCACGGCGACCAGGTCCTGGTATGATTTACTCGACGAGAGGAGACGCACGTGCTTCAGAGGACTCCACCGGGGCCCAACCCGTTCTTCAACGGGGACGACGAAGGGTCCCGGCGTCGGACGCTCAGGACCCTCGTGTTGCTTGTGATCGTCGTCGCGCTGTGCGCGCTGTGCGCAGGCCGGACGCCGCTGCTCGACGCGCTCTTCGGCTAGGCGGCGTCGTCCGAAGACCGTGCCGTTCCCGTCGCGGGATCGGTCCGGTTCTCGGCCAGGTCGATCTCCCTGACGTCGGCGCTCGCGACCAGCGCCTCGGCCCGCCGCTCGACGCTCGTCGCCGTGGTCTGCTGGTCCTGGCGAATGACGCGCCTACGCCCGCAGTTGCATCCCATCTCTACCTCCGCTCGACTCCCGCGACCGCGGAGCGCAGCCGCGCCACGTGAACCCGGCGACCGAGCGCCGCGACTGCGTCGCGCGTCGACGCGGCGACGACCGCTTTCGGCTCCTCGACGACGGTCGGCTCGTCGGCCGGCGCCGTCAGCTCCGTCGGCAGGTCGGTCGCCAGCACGACCGGAACGGACGACGCGACGAGCTGTCCGTCGGCGACCTCGACGCTGGGTGCCTTGCGCGCCATCGGGAACCCGGGCACCGGCACCAGCAGGGCGGCGACGAACTCACGCCAGCCCGGCCTGTCGAGGTGCGCCCGCCAGTCTCCCGACAGGTTGCACGCCATGATGCGCTGGATGGTCGCCGGCGCGAGGTCGGGCAGCAGCGCGCCCGCGACCCAGACGCCGCGTTCATTCTCACCCACGCGAACTGTCGCGACGATCGAGCACGAGTTCTCGTAGTGCTCGTTGGCCTGTGACGCGGTCAGCGATCGCCTCGTCGTCGCGTGCGGGCAGTTCATCGTGATGCGACCGGTGATCACCCGCCCGCCGTCGGCGACGATCGTCTCGCCGCTCATGAAACGCGAGTAGTCGACGTTGCCCAGCGGGACGTACTGGTCGCGACCCGGGAACGAGCGGTGCCGGACGCCGACAGGCGCCACGTATCCGTAGACCCGGCCCGCCGGAGTGACCGTCAGGGCGCCCTGCGGCGTCACGTCGGTCGGCTCGTCGAACCACTCGCGCGGCGGCGCGTCGACGATCTCGATGACGCTGGTCGCCGCGACCAGGCCGACGGCGCGCACGTCCACGTCCTCGACGTCCGCCATCGGGACGGCGGTGTCGGGCACGTCCACCAGCGCGAGGCGCGCCTCGGTGAACGCCGGGATCGACACCATCGTGGTGGCGCGGATCCGGCCCTTCTTGTACGTCGTGAGGTCGGGACGCTGAAAGACCGCGGCGTCCTCGTCGCCATCGGGCGGCTCGGGGAACCGAAGCTCGATGTTGGAGTCCTTCACCGAGTCGACGTCCACCGAGTTGCCGCGCATGTACCCGCGCTTCATTCGCCGGAACACCCTGCGGCCGTCCGGGTTCTCGAGGTCGATCGTTCCCTCGCCCATGATCCGGAAGACACTCGCATCGCCGTTATCCGCGGGCTCGCGCCAGATCTTGTCGACGTTGCCGATGTCCACAGTGACGTCATTCTGCCCGCCGTGCGCCGACTCCTTCTGCCAGCGCAGCGGAATCGGCAGCTCGTCCCACGTCAGCGAGTTCGGCGCGAACATGCGTCCGTCACCCGACTCGATGCCTTCCACGGCGAGCACGCCGCGCCACGGCGCGGCGCTCACCGGGGTGATCTCAGGCGAGAGGACCTCCGGCGCGTACGTCTCGTCCATGTCTTTGACGCTCTTCTTACCGACGACGGCCGCCGCGACGATGTCCTCGTCCAGCTCGGCCTGCACGTCGACGCCCAGCTTCCGCATCGCAGCGGCGATGCGCGCCCGCACCTTGCGCAGGTCGGCGCGCGAGTACTTTTCCGCGTTCTTCGGCATGTTGATGTACGACCACGCCGCGCGCACGTGTGCCTCGGTGTCCAGCGGATAGCGCTTGACCTTGTCGTCCTGGTACCCGGGATCGGCGTAGGCGACGTCGCCGTACGGCTTCTTCGGGTCATCGGCCGCGGTCACGTCCACGGCGGGCTCCGCGGGCTGTGCCACGGTGTCTACCTCCTCGACGTTCGCGGCCTCGGTTATAGTGTACAAGGCGTCGTCATTCAGAGCGACTGTCTCTCCCCCGCTGGGGATCCCCTTCTCGGCGGGCCACTCGCCGGTTGCCTGCTTGTGGTACTCGGCGCAAAGACCCTGGGGACGCGCGACGTACTTCGAGAGGTTCCGAACGCACCGTGCGAACGAGCCGTCGGTGCCCCAGCGGATCTTCGCGGCGCCTGGTCCACGCACCCAGTAGTTGCGCAGGTTGTGCCCCGGTCCCGGGACGTTGACGTCCTGCTCCTTCTGCGCGGTTACCCAGGCGCGCCAGTCGAGCAGCACGTTCGGCACGATCGGCTCGCCGTCGTCAGAGAACGCGACGTCGACGACCTCGCCGCTCGCGATCTCGACCTTGACCTCGTCGCAGCCGCAGTCTGCCACGCCGTCGGCCGCGACCATCGTCTGCAGCTCCTCGGACGGCGTGTCGTCGTAGCTTCCGGCGAGGTCACCCAGCGGGAGGTCGAACGTCTCGTCGCCGAACGCGAGCCGCACCGTGTCGAACGTCACCGGTCCGACGCGGCCGGCGAACGCGGTGAGGTCCACCTCGTCCTCCGGGTCGACGTACGTCGCTGTGATGTGTGCGACCCACGGCTCGTGCTGCGGATGCGGCGTGATGCCCTCGCCGAGAAGCAGCTCCTTCACGTGATCGCAGATCGCCTTGTGTGTCCTACTCAGCAGCTCGCCGTCCACGCCCCACACCACGCAGGGCTCCTTGCCTCCGCCTGCGGTGATCGCCTGCTCCGGCTCCGGGTTAAAGAGGTTCACCGAGAAGATCTTACCGACGACGGTCGGCATGCCGTGGAGGGCGAGCTTCACGCACGACACAAGCTTGCGTCGCACCTCCGGCGGAATCATGGCCGCCTCGCCCAGGTACATGAGAGTTACGTGTAGTTCGGTGGGTTCCTCGCCGCCGTCGACCGCGAGCCGCTGGGCGTCGTCCACGGTCGGCACCAGTGCGATCATCGCTCCGGTGTGTGCCACTAGTCTGGCTCCGTTTCCGTTGGTAGTTCGCCGACGGGTGTCGCCGGTTCTGTGCGCTCGAAGGAGCTGAGCGTCCCGTTTTTCGTACCGGTTTGTACGGAACTGTCGGCTTCCTCGCCGGCGGCCGTCACGGCGTCCTCGCTGGGCGGAACGGCGATGCCGCCGGGCGGGTACGCGCCCTCCTCGGCCGACATGCGCTCGCGTAGCGCCAGCCGACGCCCGCGCTCGTCGAGCTGTCCGATGTCCGTCACGGTACCACCTCCACGTCCAGCCGCCGCGTGCCGTCGGCGTCCCGCCCATTGTCTCTCACGACCCGCATCGTGAGACCTTTCTGTAGCAGCAGCTCGGCCTCCGCCCCCATGATCTTCTTAGCGTCGCCCTTCGTACCGCTCAGCTTGACCGCTCCGGTGCCGCTCGGCACTCGGATCCGCATCACCAGGCCGGTGCCGCCGAAGATCTCCGCGACATCGGGGTCGGCGGTCGTCGAGACGTACCCCTTCTCTGTCCACGACCACCCGGTGAGGTCGCTCTTCAGCGCGTCGCCAAAGATGCCTCGTCCGGTCGCCGTGCCGCGTGTCACGATGACGTCGTCCTCGAGGCGCGACGCGCTCATCGTCTCGTCGATCCGTCGCATGTAGTCGTCGATCATCGCCTTGTGGTTCTCCCACTCCTCGTCGTTCTCTGGTGAGAAGTCGGAGCGCGCAACGTCCTCGTCGTACGTGCCGCGCAGGATGCTGTTCATCATGTCGTAGTCGTACCCACGATATGACAACAGCGCGTCGGTGCGCAGACCCGCCGACGAATCGGAGCACGTCGTCATCTCCGGCGGCCGGCATGAGATCTTGTTGCTCTCGTCCAGCGACACAGGTGCGGCGGCCAGTACCTCATCGGGCTCGGTTAGCGCGCGTCGCCGGGTCTGCCCGCTCTTGATCTCGTCGATCACGTCGCCGACGCCTACGCTCTTCGTCCAGCGACCGTGCGCGTCGCGTGGCTGGCTTGGGTTGTACGCCATCTCGATCTCTGACGGTCCAAACCCACCCGCTGCAGTCATCGTGCCCAACCACAGGCGTGCGTCGGTCTCGGTGAGCTGCGTGAACGTCTCCTCGCTTGCTTCCTCCGGCGGCGGCTTACTCAAGTTAGGAAAGACGCCCGTCATAAGAAAGTCGCGAACCTCGGTCGGCGACATCGCCCGCGGCACGTCCACGAGTACGTTGAGGACGCCGCCGAGGTCGTCGTTTAGTGCGCTCACACCGTCACCTCCTCCGTCGGGGGCACGACGCGCAGCCGCACGACGCTCTTGCCCGCGCTGTTCTTACTGACGCTCATGATGCGGTAACGCAGTCCCGCGGCCAGCAGCATCTCGTGCTCGCCGGGGTACTTCGAGTGCGGCTCCAGCCAGCTCATCGGCGTGCCTGGCGGCGCCTCGATCTCCAGCGCTACCGGCTTACTGCTGAAGGCGGCCTTGCTGCCGACGCTGGTCGAGAAGAACCCGCCGCTCAGCCAGGTCTGCCCGACCTTGGACTTGAGATCGGAGTGACTGGTCGAGTTCGCGATGCCGTCAAAGTTCACGCCGCGGTGCAGCAGCATCGGCTCGATCGACGCCCGCATCGACTTCTGCACGTTCTTTGCGGTCGCCATGTTCGCCGGCGTGATGGTGTCGGTGCCGCCGTAGAGGTACGAGTTGATCGCGCTGTACACGCCGCCGGTGTACTTGTTCATCGCGTCGATCTGCGCGGACGGCAGTTCGCTCTGCTTCTGCACATCCGTGCCGAACTTGTTCGCGGCCGCGATCGAAACGTTCTTGTAGGTGAGCTTTGAGGAGTCGTTGAAGCTCATGATGCCGGCGTCGGACGTGCCCGGTGTGTAGTCGACCTTGCGCGCCAGCGCCTCGGACAGCGCCTTGCTGCCGGCGGCGATCGTACCCTGCTTGGTGCCGAGCCACGCCGTGATCTTCTTCTCGAAGAGCTGGGAGTTGGGCGCGCCGACCTTGTCGGCGCCCACCTCGTCGACGACCTTAAGCACCTGCATGACGGACAAGTTGTTGTCCTGTGCGGTGTTCTTGAGGCCGGTGAAGATGCTCAGCTCCGGCGAGCTGACGTACACGTTCTTGTGCGACTTAAACTTAGCGTAGATCGCGCTCTTTTGATCGGGCGTCAGATGCGAGATGTCGTCGCTGCCGGCGTGGATCGGAACGCTCGGTCCCTTCTTCAGCGACGGAGCGGGCACCGCGGCGGTGCCCGCCGTCGCTCCCTGCACGCCCTCGACGCTTCGGAACTTCATGCCCGGGAAGTACTTATCGAGCTCATCACCGGTCTTCATGATGCCGTTATCGGTGCCCGCGGGCTTTACGACGTTCCATCCGCCGGTGGTGGCGTTGTCGCGTCGCTGCACGTAGAAGCGCGGCTCGCCGGTGTTCGGATCATCGGTCGACCGAACGACGCGGTGCTGCACGCTGCCCTTGACGTGAACAGCGACGATGTCGAGGTGCTCGCTGTTCTTGACGAGCTCGACGACCTTGGCTCCGGTGAGCGGCTTGCCCTGCCCCCACGCGACATCGTAGTTCGGCACGTCGCTGGTGACGGACGGAAACTTCTTCGCCGGAGGCGTCACGGCGGGCGTCGTTACCGGCGTCGCCGAAGACGCGGCAGACTTCGAGATGTACGCCTGGCCCTTCGGCGTCGCCGCCCACTTCGTGATCTTAGTCTCGAACGGCGACGGGTCCGACGTCTTGAGCGTGCTGTCCAGCGACTTGAGCACCTGCAGCGGCGTGTACTGCGAGTTGCCTGGGTTGGCCGGGTCCGCGTACTTCTGCTGGATCTTCTGAACCGAGTCCCAGATCTTATCGGGCTTCGACCAGTAGCCGATCTTATCGTCCTTCAGGACCGATTTCATGTCCTTCTTGACGGCGTCGGAGATTCCGGCGATGTCGCCACCTGCGCCCATCGGCGAGGCCGCCGCATCCGCGGCCTTGGCGGCCGTCGACACGTGAACGGGTCCGGCCGTCGCCGGCGTCGTCGGCAGTCCGGTGGGACCGCCCGCGGGGGTGCTCCACTTCACACCGGCGGTGTTGAGCATCTGAGCCATCTGGCTCTGGCTGGCCGCCGCGTAGAAGTCCAGCCAGCCTTCGGCGGGCGAGTAGACCTGCACATTGAGCCCGTAGGGCGCCACGATGATCTGCAGCTTCTGCCCGCTGCCCGACACGCCCTCGGCGACGACGTCGCCGGTCGCCTTGGTCTCCGCCAGCTGCCAGACCGACTTGGCGTCCTTGCCGGTGAGCGGCTTGCCGGGCGTCATCGAGACGTCCGGGTCGACGTCGGGCGAGTAGGAGAGCTTCGGGTTGATCTTCCAGTCGTTCGCATTCACCGAGAACAGCTTGCCCACGACGCTCTCCGCGCTCCACGCCGCTCCGCCGACGTAGTTCTGCCACGGTCCACCGAGTCCCTGTGTCTGGAGCTGCACCGACACGCCGTCGTTCGCCACGATGACACGGTAGTTCACGACGGCGGGTGTGCCGTGCGTCACCAGCACCGTGCCGGGAGCGAACTTGCCCGTTCCGACCTCGGCGTCTAGGCTGACCCAGTTCACCGTGCCGTCGGGCAGCGTCAGGTCCTGGGCAAGCTTCGTCGCGACCGGCGTAGGCGCCGGTGCCGGCGTTGGTGCCGACGTCGCGGGCTTTTTAGTCGCGTACGGCTTACCGTCAGGCTTCGCCATGAGCCAATTGCCCGTGAGATCGGTGTCCTGGTGCGACATGAACCAACCGAGCGTGACGCCCTTGTTCTCCGTCTCCCACTTACCGGTCGACGCGTTCCACTTCTCGACGTCATAGAGCTTGGTGCCGCCAATGTCGGCGGTGCGCACGATGCGCTTCGAGCCGTCGCTCTTAAACGCCAGCGCGTCGCCTGGGGCGATGTACGACGCGTTCAGCGCACCCGGCCAGTTCGAGATCACGCCGCCGGTGTCGTACGACAGCGGAGCTCCACCCGGAGCGTCCAGGTCGGGCTTGCCGGACACCGTCGCTGCGGCCGGTGTCGGCGAAGTCGCCGGGGCCGACGGAGTCGGCGGAGAAACGGTCTCGGCCGCGGCCGCTCCCGGGACGACCCACCCCGTGTCGCCCTTGTGAGCGTCGTAGAACGACTTCTTCGTGTAGGTCTCCCCGTCGACCCAGTCGCCCGTTGAAGTCTTGTTCTGCGCGACGTAGTTCTTACCGTTCCACATGATCCGCTGGTCACCCGCGGCGTTCTCGAGGACGACGGTGTCGGCGTCGTACTTACCCCAGACCAGCGACGTGGTGACCTTCGCTGGTGATCCCGGCTTCGCGCCCTTGTGAGCGGGTATCGGCTTCACGGTCGGCCCGCTCGGCGCCGACGGCTCCAGCGAGTCGAGCTTCTTCTTGGCGTTCTGGTACGACGTCGAGGACTTCGGCAGCTTGTCCACCGCGTCCTTGACGTACTGCTTCTGCTCCGGCTTGAGGTTGTTCCACTGCTTGTCATCGAGGTCGTTGACGGCGTTGAGCACCTGCCCGACCATCGGCGTCTTGGACGCGAGCAGCGACTGAAGAAAGCCCTTTTTAATGAACTTCCCGTCCTTACCCCGCGGGTGCGCCTCCGGCTTCCAGTTCGACGCCGCGATGAGGGTGGTCTCGTCCACGTCGCTCACTGGCGCCTCCACGTCATCATTG